GGTGGGTGCCTTGGGATAAACCAACGATGCCAAAACTACAACACGTTATTCAATCTTATGATACGGCATTCAGTGCAAAAGAAACTGCCGACTATTCTGCTATTACAACTTGGGGAGTCTTCTTTCCAAAAGAAGATGGTAAACCTGCAATGGTGTTATTAGATGCAATGAAAGGCAAGTTTGACTTTCCAGAACTAAAAGCAATCGCAATGGATCAGTATAAATACTGGGAACCGGAGTCCGTGATCATTGAGGCTAAGGCTACAGGAGAACCACTCATGCAAGAGTTCAGACGGATGGGGATACCTGTCATTCCATTTGTACCATCACGGGGCAAGGACAAGCACTCACGGGTCAACGCCACCGCCCCAGTATTCGAGAGTGGCCAAATATATTATCCAGATGATGAGAAATTTGCTGAAGAAGTCATTGAAGAATGTGCAGCTTTTCCTCACGGAGCTCACGATGACTATGTCGACAGTACCACACAGGCCGTGTTAAGATACCGTCAGGGAAACTTCATCGAGTTATTAAATGACCATGAAGAAGAATTATATAACGTTCCAAGGGAGTATAAATATTATGGGTAAGAAAAAGAAAAGAGATAGACTTAAAGATATGCCAACCGCTAGAGAAAGAGCAATGGGTAATAAAAATATAAAATATATGGGAGATCCCTACATGGTCGATGGTGAAATGTTTGACCCTGTTAAAGCAAATCCAGAAGATTATTTAAGACCAGAAGGTGCAAAAACATATAGCAAGGGAAGTAAAAAACCTGTTAAAGCAGGTTTAGGAACAATGGTAACAAAACTTGTTGGAAAAGTTTTTGGTAAAAAAAGTTCCTCAGCATCACCAAATAATACAGATCTTTCTTACCAAGCTAATCAATCTCCAGTAATTGATCTATATCAAAAAGCAACTAAACAAAAAACTGCAAAGATGAATATGGGTGGTGAAGTCGAAGTTACTAAAGGCGGAGATTACATTAAAGATTTAATTGACTAACAATGGCTGGACTTGCAGATTTACAAAAGACTGAGATCATTGAGGATGAACCTACATCTTCTGTACCTTTAAAAAAATCTGATACAGAACCTTACGACCCCTCTGCTGCTAGAGGTTTAGCTGGAATGGCTTTAGCTGGTGCCGGAGCCGTGGCTCTTAGAAACCCTATTGGTAGAGTCATTAAAAAAATAGCTAGTATCAAATTACCCAAGGCTCCCGCTTCACGAACCAGTCCTAAAGATGAGGTTGAAGATATCTTAGAGATTGCTCCTACTAAAATGGATAGAGGTAAGGCAATGACAGTTGCGCAAATCAAACCTCAAGATGAATTAAGACAAGTTGCAATCGCTAGATCAAATGAATTAAAAAAGATAGCTTATCAAGCACCACTCTCTCGTGGAGGTAAGACTACTAGAATTGGTTCATCTCTTTGGGATTACATTGCTCGACACCCGATTGCAGGCGCAAGAAAAGCAGATGAATGGATTAAAGATTTTAAATCAAGTGGTCCTGGATCTTTTAAAACAGGTAACCCTGAGTTTAAAAATATATCACAAGCAGTTAAGAAAGAAGAATTATGGGATTCAAACATCGCACAGTTTGATAAAGATGGAAATTTAATAGGTGGTTTTCTAAAGGTTGCTGCGGAGAAGAAGATACCACTAACTAAAATGGATTTATTATATATCGTAGAGAAAGCGCCTGTGAACAATCTAGTAATGAGAAAGTATAAGTTCGATACTAAAATGGTTGATGAGGCTGAAGAGATTGGTAGAGATATGAACAACGCTTTAGACAACGTGAAAAATAAACTTTTATCACAACCAACTAATATAGGATCACAAACCGAGAGTTTGATTGAAGATATTAATACTCTTAGTGGAAGTATTAGAAAAACAAATGCAAACATGTACAACAAATTTAGAAGTGGGGACAATGAATATTTTCATTTCGATAGCTCTCCATTTGGGAACGCCATTGGTAACTTTGAATCCATTGTAAACAGAGCAAGACAACTAGGTATTGCGATTGATCCAACTGATGTTAGTAGAATAACAGAGATTGCTAAAGCAAAAGACATAGATATTTTTAGAAGAATACAATTACAAAACACACAGAAGATGACTCCTAAGTATGGAAACTATTCTGAATATAGAATTAAAGGTGGAGATGAATACTTTGAAAATTTAGTTTACTACCCTAAACCGCTGCCTATGGGACAAAAGGTTGGTTCAGAATATAATAAACATTACTCAGGGGTTCCTAATCAAGTTTACCATGTAAGAGGAAGTGTTAGACCTACGATTAATAATCAAAAAGTTATGATGATCGATGAGATACAAGCTGACTATGCTCAAGCGTTAAGAACCAGTAACCCTACAAGAGATAGAGTTGTAAACGCATTTGGATCTGAAGTAGAATTTTTTTCATCAAATAGAAAACTAGAAAAGATTGTAGATGAGATGAAAGATATAAGTAAAAAAGGAATTAAGGCTTCACCCGCAGATCAAAAAAGATTTTATGATCTGAATAGTGAGTTTAAAGAACTTAGAAGTAATTCGATGAACTTATCTAATATTACAAACAACCAAGCTCAAGATGGCATTCCATTCCTACCTCTTTACGGAAAACAAAACTGGGGTAGCCATGCCTTAAAAAACACAATTAAGGATGCAGCGGATAGAGGGGATGTTCAATGGGTTGGTATTAGTCCTGTAGAGCATTTGCACCATGCTAAGAGAGAAAGATATTTAGGGGACATAGAGTTCTATGGAAACAGATTTGGTAAAGCAGGATTTGATAATTATAAAGTTTTTTCAAAAGCACAGGATAAAACTGTTTTAACAGATCCAAAAAAGAAAGCAACCTTACCTGCGGAGATGGAGAAGTTAGCTAAACAATATAACTCTGAAGTTAAAACAATACCCATGGCTAAATCAGATCCTAGTAAACCTTTCAAGGTAGTTAAAGAGTTAAATAATACTTCACCAAAATATAAGGTTAATAAAGATCAAGCAGGAACAGAACATATTGCAGCATTTAAAACTGAAGCGGATGCGCTGTACTATTCAGGAAGACACGGTGGTTCTGTAGAACAAATTATGGACGGTGATCCTAGATTATATATGGATGTATTCGCTATCAAAATATCTCCAGATATGGTCACAAAACCCTTCAAAGCCTATCAGTCGGGTGGTCTAGTCGTAAATATATTTGCGTGATATTATAAATCTGTTATAACAAATAGGAGATAATTATCATGGCAAGCAAAAACTTAAAAAAAGCTATCATGGCTGGTATTGTTGGTGCCGTAGGAGCGAAAGCTCTTGGTCAAGCAAAAGAGATGAAAACATACCTTGCTGAAGAAGGTGGCGACAAAACAAAAAGAAACTACATAACAAAAAAAGCAAAATCTAAAGACTTTATGGGTAAAGTCAAAGACGCTGTAGGTGTGTATAAGAAAAAAGGCTTAAAAACAGGTCGTGGACCTAATATTAAACCAACAGATTCTTTAGCAGGAATTGTTAAAGGAAATCCATTTGGTTTAGGTGACATGGACGGAGCTAAAGCTGGTAAAATGATTAAAGCTAGAGGCGGAAAGATGGTTAATTTAAAACCAACTAAACTTTACTAATGGCTGAAATAGAGAAACAAAATGAACTTCCTGAAGAAGTTGAAACAGAAGAAGTAGACGTAGAAGTTGAGGGTGAAGAAGAACTTCCTGAAGAGGAACAACCCGAAGAAGATTTTTACAGAAACTTAGCTGAAGATATGGATGACCGAGTTCTTGGTCGAATGTCTGCTGAACTTATTCAGGATTATAAAAGAGATAAAGTTTCAAGATCGGATTGGGAACAGGCTTACACACAAGGTTTAGATTTACTTGGATTCAAGTATGTAAATAATACTAGACCGTTTCAAGGTGCAAGTGGTGTTACCCATCCGCTCTTATCAGAAGCTGTAACTCAATTCCAAGCACAAGCTTATAAAGAATTATTACCAAGTGATGGCCCTGTAAGAACAACAGTGGTTGGTTCACAAACAAAAGAAGTTGAAGATCAAGCAACTAGAGTTAAAGATTTCATGAACTATATGTTGATGGAAGAAATGGAAGAGTACACACCAGACACAGATCAACTATTATTTTATTTACCGCTTGCAGGATCTGCATTTAAGAAAATTTACTACGATGAAATTAAACAAAGAGCAGTTGCTAAATTTGTACCTGCTGAAGATTTAGTTGTTCCATATTATGCAACCGATTTAAAAGATTGTGAAAGAATTACACATCTTGTTAAGATGTCAGAAAACGATGTTCTTAAACAACAGAAAGCTGGATTCTACAGAGATGTTGAGCTTATCCCAAAACAAGCAGAGAAAAGTCCGATACAGGATAAACTAAACGAGCTTGAAGGAGTTAAACCTGCTGGAGAAAAAGAATATCAATACAATGTTTTAGAAATGCATATTGATTTAAACTTAAATGAGTTTGAAGTAGAGAATGCAGAGAAAGAAGTTAAACTACCTTATGTCGTTTCAATTGATGAAGGTTCGGGAGAGATTTTATCTATCTATAGAAACTATAATCAAGATGATGACACTTACACAAGAAAAGAATACTTTGTACATTACAAGTTTTTACCTGGTCTAGGGTTCTATGGCTTTGGTTTAATTCACATGATTGGTGGATTATCTAGATCTGCTACTCAAGCATTAAGACAATTACTTGATGCAGGTACTTTAGCGAACTTACCTGCTGGATTTAAGTCCAGAGGAATAAGAATTCGTGACGATGATCAACCTTTTCAACCTGGAGAGTTCAGAGATGTTGATGCACCTGGTGGAAATATCAAAGATCAGTTTCAAATTCTACCTTTCAAAGAGCCAAGTGGTACATTATTTCAACTTTTAGGCTTTGTAGTACAAGCAGGACAGCGTTTTGCATCAATTGCAGACATGCAAATGGGTGAAGATGCACAAAATAGAGCTGTTGGAACGACAATTGCGTTGTTAGAACGTGGTTCGAGGGTCATGAGTGCCATTCACAAGCGTTGTTATTACGCTATGAGACAAGAATTTAGACTTTTAGCAAATGTTTTTGCAGATTACTTACCTCCTGTGTACCCTTATGCGGTTACAAACGCAGATAGGTTTGTAAAATTAAAAGATTTTGATGAAAGAGTTGATGTAATTCCTGTTGCAGACCCAAATATCATGAGTATGGCACAAAGAGTAACTCTTGCTAACGAAAATTTAAAAATTGCAGCTTCAAATCCACAAATGCACAACTTAAGAGAAGCTTATAGAAGAGTTTATGAAGCTTTGGGTACAAAAAACATCGATGCTTTATTAAAACCAGAGATGCAACCAAGACCAGAGGATCCAGCAACCGAAAATGCTAAAGCATTACAGATGCAAATGTTAAAAGCGTTTCCTCAACAAGATCATGAGTCACATATTGCAGCTCATAGAGCGTTTATGGCTTCAAGAATGGTTCAAATTAACCCAATGGTTTATGCTTTGTTACAAGGTCACATATCTGATCACATTGCGCTACAAGCTCATGGGGAGGTTGGTAATTTAGTACAACAATCTCCAGAAATGCAACAACAGGCACAGGCAGATCCACAAGGATTTCAAGTTTTATTTGATTCTATGGTCGCAAAAAGAATCGCAGAGATTACAACTCAATTAGCTCAAGAAGAAGCGGGTGGTCAAAAACAAGATCCATTAGTTGCATTAAAACAAAGAGAATTAGATTTAAGAGCTATGGATATGCAAAGAAAAGCTCAAGAGAATATGGTAGACCAAGAAAGAAAAGCAACGGAGTTTGAAGATCGTCTAGATCTTGATAAAATGAAGTTAGAATCTGCAGAAGATCAAGCCGAAGAAAGAATTAGAATTGCAGAAGAGAAGATTGATTTAAATAGGGAGAAGCAGGATGAAAGTAAAAAACAGAAAAGTTAGAAAATTTAGAGGTGGTGGCATGGATGCCAGAGATTATGGTAAGCCAAGCACAACCAAAGCTGATTTTAGTGCTGTAGCTCCAGGATCTACTTACGCAAAAAATGTAGCTGCTCAAGAAGGAAATAAAAATTCTAAAACTGTTGCTACAGGGAATGTAACAGCGACTGGTACCGGAGGCAATAAAACTACACCTATGAACTTTGTTAAAAACTTGGGTTACCAAGTTAAGCAACAAGTTACCAAAACTTTAGGTTTAGATAAAGATAAAACTAAAAACTTAAATGATCTACAAGTTACCACTAGAGAAGTAGGTCTTATGAATAAAAATTTAACCGGGCCTGCAAGAGATCTTCAGACACAAAAAGATATGACTGCAGCTTTTAGAAATCAAGGAGCTTATGATACTAGAAGACGAGTTAGGGGTATGTTTCCTGGAGCTACAAAAATAGCTGCAACAGCTATATCCCCTCTTTTAGAAAAAGGAACAATAAGAAACAGAAAATTTTTTGACACTGGGGTTTTGGGTAATACTAAAAAAGGAAGTTTGTATTCAGATAAAACTATGCCTACTTCTTTGTATGATCAGAATGAAATGTATAAAAAATATGCAAAAGATAGAATGGATAGAAAAATTGATGCCTACGGCCGACCAATAAGACAAGGTATGGGAGAAGGACAACAAAATCTTTGCCCTGACGGGACTACACCTCCTTGTAAAACACCAATTACTCAAATTAAAAAACCTGTGACAACTCCAAACACTTATCTAAGTGGTTTTAAATCTTACGACGATGGTGGAGAAGTTGTAATTTCAGGAAACGTAGATAAGGACTTATTATGATAAAAAATAAAAGATTAACAAAAACTACACCACCTAAAAGCGGTCCTAATTCTCAAGTTCCACCAATAAAACTAAATAAAGGTGGAGATGCGTGTTGTAGCGAGTGTGTCGACACAAGAGGAACAAAAAGTATTCAAGTTAAAGGATTTAATTTCGCAGGTATTAGATAATGTGGAAATGGATTAAAAAATTATTTACACCGACCCCTCAAGTTTATGAACCTAAAGTAATTGAAAAAGAATTTTGTTGGAAACATGAAAAATTTAAAAAAGGTTGTCCAATTTGTAGGAATTTAAATGGTAGCTCTTAAAGTAGCTAAATACATAGGTAGCGCTATTGCAAGAAGGGTTTTAAAAAATAATCCCCAGTTACACAAAAAGTTTGATGATATTATGAAAAATGAGGTCGACACATCTATGTCAACTGAATCACAAATTTCACAAGGTTTATCTATTCTAAGAAGTAAAACAGTAAAAAAAAAATCAACAGGTGGTATCATATTTAAAGGTAGCGATTATTATAAAGATCTGCTATAAGCTCACATGTTTGAACAACTCTCTAAAAAAGAGCAGTTAATATATTTATCAGGATTATTTGAAGGGGAAGGTTGGTTTGGAGTGAACCAAAGAAAAAAAGAATGGACTCCTACTGCGGTTTTAGAGGTTCAAATGACCGATGAAGATATTGTTAAAAGATTTCAATATTATTTTAAAACAAACGGAAATATCCACAAAAGAAAAAAGAAACAAAAAGAACACCATAAACAAGTATGGAGATTTTGGCTGAAAGGTTATCGTGCTTTACACTTTATGGAAGAGATGTTACCCTTTTTAGGTATAAGGAGAACAGAACAATATTATGCCGTGGTTAAAACTATTGGGAATGGGCCTAAAAACTGGAGCCCACCTTTATCAGAACAGACAAAAAACTAAACAAGCGATGTCAGATGCACAATTAATGCATGCTGAAAAGATGGCGCGAGGTGAGGAAGCTTACCAAGGTAAATTACTTGAATCAAGAAATTCGGACTGGAAAGACGAGGCGGTCCTCATAATATTAAGTTTGCCCGTAGCAATTTTAAGTTGGGCAGTCATATCAGATGATCCAACAGCAATGGACAAGGTTAAATTGTTCTTCGAGATGTTCTCGCAGCTTCCGAGCTGGTTCACAAATCTCTGGATACTTGTCGTGGCAAGTATTTATGGAATAAAAGGATCACAAATCTTTACAAACAGAAAAAAATAGATATAACTAGTCTATGATTAGAGGAGACAGTTCGGAATATGAACTACTTAAAAAATGGAGTAAAGGATTTGATTGCCAAGGTTATAAATCATGTGAGATCGGAGTTCGTGAGGGACTTGGGTCTAAGATTATTATGGATAACATCATCAATAATTTTATTCATGTGGGTGTTGATCCTTACGGTAATTTAAATTACCAACATTACGATAATACAGGCTCATACACTTGTGATTACACAGATGAGATGAGAGATACAATGTTAGAAGATTTCAAACCATACAGAAATGCAGGTAAATTTTCTTTAAGTATAGAAACTGACGTTGAGTTTATGAATACATCAAAACACAAAGATTCAAAATTTTCTTTTGTACATTTAGACGGACCACATATGACAAAAGATGTCATTACTGAATCTGTCTGGTTTGCAAATAGATCTGCACCTATAACAAGAATTATTTATGATGATTATCCTAAATATGACATGCCTTTAATTCAAAAAATTATGGAAAAATATGGTTTTAAAGTATTAGAAAAAGGCAAGAACAAAGTTTGTCTAGAGAAAAATGAATCTTGATTTAGATACATTAGCTGCAATAAAACATTATATCAACAAACAGATAAAACAGATCAAAGACGATATAGTGTACGGTATAGACACAATCGACAACCTCAAGTATTCTAAAGGGAAACTCAGCGCTTTAGAAACGCTGCTACAGGATCTTAAAGACCTGCAGAGAAACGAGGAGAATGTCGATGACGATAATAACACCTGATTCCACTATTGTTGGAGT